CATGTTACCTTTCCCTCTACGAGTCTGTTGACCAATCGCATTGGCATCACGTTCGATTGCGAACATTAAACCTTTGAATTTCTCAACTGACCAACGACCGTTTGAATCTGTATCTAAGTCGAAGATACCAGCAGTAGTTGTGTTAACTTGAGCACCCTTAACCGCAGTTACATACAATGAGCGAATTACTTCACGATTGATTTCTGCGAGGATTTCAGAACTTAGGATATTGGAAAGTTCTGTCTCTGCGTCAAGACCATGAATTGCTTTAAGGTCTTGTGCGAGTTCCATTGTGTACTCAGCTTTTAACGCACGACTAACAGCAGTCACAGTTGACTTCTCGATTGAGAATGCCATCTGAGCAAATCCGTTGTCAGAACTGTCACCTAATGCTTCTGCCTGAGCAGTAGTCATACCTGTTGCAGAAACGTATGTTCCAGCAGAAGGACTGTCGTTAAGGACAGCAGGGTTAGTTTCTGTTGATCCAACATCACCACCACCGATATCACCGGCAGAGTTCTGGTTAGATGCACCAGTTTGACCAGGCATTGCCTCGTCAACAAGTGCTTCTGCACCATCTTGTGAAAGGAAAGATGAACGCATTGCAAAGATAAGACCAGTAGGCCCTGTCATTGGTTGTACACCACATACGTCATATGCAATCAAGTTAGGCATTGCACGCCGTACTAGTGATATTAAAATTGGATCCCATGTATCGAATTGTCCACCACCAGTACTGTTGACTGGCGCTGTTTCTCCGAGGAAACCTCTATCTTCTTTTAAAGCTTTTTCTTGGTTCTCTAAGATGAGAGTAGTAACTGCCCGCTTATAAGGATCGGCGATCTCAGGAAGATCGGGATGCTCTAGGACTGGCTGCCACTTTTCTTGTAGATGTTCTGTCTGAAACATTTGTTTCTCCTTTAATTAATATACATCTGTTTAATATAATTTACGCACTTGCCTTTTGATTACGACTGATTGCCGACAAATAAGCGTTCATCGCATCTGTCGTATCAATGTCCTTAGCAGTGCTACCATCTTCATCATCAAAAGTCTGTTCGACTACAGTATTTTTAGGAAAGTAACTTTCCTTCAAAGTATTCAGTTTTTCTCGAAATGATTCCTCATCTGCAAAATCAACGTCTTCTGTAAGTCCTTTGAACTTCTCAATTTCTGTGTCGGCTAAATCTTCGGAAACCTCAGATATAACCTGTTCACGAACTAGTTTAGAGTTTGAATTAACCAACTCAACTGATTTCTCAATTGACTCGTTTAACTTATCTTCTAATTCGGAAATTCTTTCAGATTGTGCTTCAAGAACGTCATACTTCTCGTTAGGCACATCAATATAGTGATCTTCAAACAACTGTTTCAGTCCAGAGATAAAGTCTTCTGCAATTTCGCCCTTTAAACCGCGCTCTATTGCTAACTCGTTCTCTTTAGTCCATTCCTCTACAACGTAGTTGAGATAAGTATCAACTTTCTCTGTAAGTTCTTCTTTGAAAGTCTCTATTTCAGTTTCTTTCTCAGAACCAACTTCTTCATGAATACGTTCAATTTCTGAACGTACTTTAGATTTAACCGCAGCTTCAAATATTGTAGCTGCCTTAACCTTGAAGTCTTCAGAAAGACTGTCATCAGCGTTCATCAAAGCTTGTACATCTTCTTTTACGTTGATGTCTTTGATTCGTGCTTCAACTGCTTCTGCTTTTTCTAATTCTTCTTCAGTAGGTTCTGCTTTTTCTGCTTGCATCGCGGCCATGATGTTTTCATACTGAGATTTTAAATCTCCAGCCTTCATCATTTCCATCTTGTTAACCATTGCTTTTAGCATTTCTTTCTTAGTCTTAGGCATTTCCATTTCTGAAATAACCTCTTCACCTTCTGGTTCGTGACTAGCTGCTAGTTTTTCTGGTTTGTCTGCCTTGCCTGCACCTTTTTGTTGTGCATCACCTTTAACTTCTTTTGCTTTCTTAGATGCAACGTCTGTTGGAGAAGATTTAGCTTCAGGGTCAACTACTGCCGCCCCTCCGTCTTCTACTTCACCGCCAGGTGTGACTGCATCAATTTTTTCAGCTTTCGCGGAAGGAGCAGCACCATCAGTAGGCTGTTTAGATGCCTCTTCTAGTTCTGCAAGTACTTCGACTTCCAGCTCTTCAATTGTTTTATCTAATTCGGACATAGGGTGTCTCCTTACCTTTTCTGTATTTATATTTATAAATTATAAACTTTTGAGGAACTTTGCGAATTCCAAAGCTTCCTGTGCGTGGTTTCTCTTTTCTTCAACCACATCAAATTGTTGTTTCAAGTCCTCTAACTCCGCTTCTAAAAGTGCGCCATGTTTCCAAACCCACTCTTTACCTTCCATAATACCTTCTACGAAAGCATTTGGTGCGGAAGGATCAGCAACAATATCTGCGGCTGTTGCAAGATAAAAATCGTCACGAACATAGTTCGCACCATTTTTTTGATTTAAACTACCCATTCCTCTAGAGGAAACACCTAGTTTTGCACCTTCATCCATAAGACTTTTAACAATCTCACCCATAGGAGTTGACATTATTTTTGCCTCACCGATAAAATTTTTACCATCTGGTGTCAAAGAAGTAATCATATGTGATACACGTTCTAGATTGACCGTTGGGCCATCAGGGTGTCCTAGTTCACCATATGCACGATTTTCTTTGATAAAATTCTTGTTGTATTTTGATACTTCATTTTGAAGTACTTCCATAGGATACACGCGACCGTTACGATTTTTAATGTCAGCCTGCATAAAGATACCACGAATTTTATAAGACTTTTTACCATCATCTTTTTCTTCACAGATGTACTCTACATCGTGGTCTACTGCTTCTGAAAATAATTTTACTGTATTCATATCCTTATCCTTTATGTGATGTTATCAAAACCAGATACTTTTCTAAACCTTACAATGATTGTTCCTACTGACGTACCATGTGTAGCAAGAACATCACCAGTTATACCAGAACCAGCATTGTTTGCAAGTGATGGAGCGCCATCACCAAATCCGTATGAACCACTACCATTACAGGTAAAACATACAACATTTGTTGTTGCATCCCATAAAATTTGAGTTGTTGCAGCTACTGACCATTCTATACCGCTAATACTCATTCTTGGATCGGTTGCAGCACCAGCCAACTCTGATGCATCTGCGATGCTACCAGCAGTTGTAGTTCCAGTTGTTGTTACTTTAACAACATGTTCAAAGTCACTATCGACTAATGTTTGTAATACTACGGCCATTATCTACTCCTAAATTGATAACATCTCTTTTTCGAAATAGTTCATAAGGTCTTTTTCCCGAACTTTGAATCTTTTCGATACGTCTGTAATAGTTTTGTCAAAAGTATTTAGGAAATCTGAAGGTTTAGAATCCATTTTATTAAAAATTTGATCAACTGCGTTCTTCATCTTCGGAGAAAGCTTCTTATACGTCTTAGATTTCTTATGTTCATCTTTTTCTACGACAGATGAATATACACTTTCAAACTTTTTAGTCATTGCCTACTTCTTCTTCAGCCTCGTCTTTTGCTTGTTGCACAAATGTTTTTGCAACTTCAGACCGTTTAGTTTCTAAGGAATCTCCAATTTTTGTTGCTATTGAAGTTTTGAAAACTTCTTCTGCACCTAAATTGTTTCCTGACGCAACTGCGTCTACAAATTCTCTACTCATTATTTCTCTCCTTTTTCAAATTTATGGCTATCGTCTGGTTTGCCATCATGTTCTGGGTCTTCATAGTCAGGCATATCTTCTGGAGTTACTATACCACCAGTACCATCTTGTGGATAACGAGTAATGCCGTCACCACCATCAGGAACATCAATACCACCGTCCATAGGATCGGTATCGCGTTCTTTCCTAATCTGATCATTCATATCAGAAATTTCTGCATCATTCATACGCAAGACTTTCTTTAATACATATTCTTTACTAAAGAAAGTACCGATATATGATTGTATGCCGTCAAGTGCTTGTATTCTGTCGTTGAGAAGTTCTGCATCTTTAAGTTCTGCAAAGTGACCATCTTGTAAGAAATCATATTGAACATGTTCTTGTATTGAAGGCCAGTCTTCTGGTGCAATAACACCCTTTAATAAAAGTTGTGTTTTAAGAACGTCTGTAAATAAAGGAACAAACTTCTTACGAATACGTTGCACAAATTTAGTAAATTTTAATTCATCTCTTGTTATCTCTGATGCTCTACCTAAAGAAAATCCAGCTTCAGAATCCATACGAGATATTGGAACATTCAAAGACTTGTAAAGTTTCTTTTGAAAATATTGAATGTCATCAATCTCTCCTAGATTAGAGCCGCCAGGCAAAGTTGTAATTTCTGTGCCTCGACCACCTTCTCTACGAGGCAACCAAAAATCTTCTAACATAGACATATGATTTCGGTCATCTCTAATTTCACCAGTAGATGCATCGTATACTAACTTGTTACGATAACGATTCATAACATCTTTGAGATATTGTTCTGCTTTAATCTTTGGTAGATTACCAACATCAATATAGAATATGCGTCTTTCTGGCGCTCTTGATATGCGATAGATAACTAACGCATCTTCAATCATTCTAAGTTGGTTAACAGGTTTGATTGCTTTGTGTAAATATGAAAGGACTCGACCACTGTTGCCATCAATCAAACCAGATGGACAATACGAAATCGAATCTACTGCAATTCTTAACCCTTGATTAGAACCAGAAGTTCCAGCTGATGCTAATCCTTTTTCGTTATAGACATAGTACTCTTCAATTTTTTCAGTCATCTGTATTGAAGTTTTTTTGTCTATACTTTTCTTAACTTCCCTGACTTTTTTAATTTTAGTAGGGTCAATATATCTTAATTCCTGTATACCCTTTCTAGGGTTTTTACTGTCAATTATTTTGTGATAAAACAAACGTCCGTCCACATACCATCTACGAAAGATGTCGTGACCCTTTTGTTCAAAGCTAAGAAGTCTTAAAACTTCACGAAACTCCGAACGAATCTTTCTTTTAATTTTATCTGGATAGGGTAAACGGTCAAGAGTAATTTCTACTGCTTGGTCGTCTTCATTTGCAACAATACCTTCATTAATGATATCTTCTATTGCGGTATCACATTCTGCTTGCTGTGCAATATCACGATACCGCCGAATTAAATCTAAATCGGTTCGTTCTCTGCCATCTGTATCTAAAATTTGACCGAAAAAACCACCACCGGCAACGTCAATAGTACCGTCATCAGGAGTTGGAGTGGAGAAAGTTGTTCCTCCACCCGAATCCTTAGATGATTTTTCAATCTTGAAACCAAATAACTCAGCCATAATATCTCCTACTAGTTATTACTATTTAGTAGGACTAAAAATTGACGCCAGAAGCCTCAAAGTGTTGATATCTCCATGTACACTCAAACTCCTCAAGAGCGTCTTGATTTTCTGAAGTCAGTTCGATTGCACTAATAGTTACTGGCCATGAACTTCTGAAAATATATGTTTTCAGAACTGTATCATCTCTGTCTAACTGTTCAACAGTTAAATCTGTCTGATAATCAGCAGGGTCAATAACACCAGTGTTTAGTGCTAAGTCGTTTATTCCGTTAGACCACCTTTCCAATGCGTTACGAATCATAAAGTCCGTATCGTTAATGAATGTAGTAGTCCAAGTTTCACTAAATTCCCTATCACCAGCAATATAAATTTTTCTGCCGCGAAAGGGAACTTCGATTGGGGTCAATTCTTGTGCTGGAAGATTACTTCCTTTACACATGAAAGATGTTCTACGAACATCAAGACCAATTGCGATGCCTGGCGGAGGAGTAATAGTTACTCTGAACTGATTAGCCCTTGCGCCACCACCGATTAAGTTTGCTTTGAAATCGTTAATACTAGCCATGACTTATCCTCCTACCTCGCTAAACGATACGCCAGTTCGTACCGCGATAAAGTTTAATGAGATAAAGTTGATAGAACGAGCAGGTTTGATGAATATATCTCCAACAAACTCGTTACGGTCAATAACTTCACCAGTGTTATTTGTTGCATCACATTTTACTGAAAAGTCTGTAATACCTCTTCGACCTTGAACATCTCGTAAGAAAGGTTCAACTTGGTTTCTAAATTGTGCCCTTGTAAATTCATCGTTGAATTCAAAGAGTTGAAATTTAGCTGCGGTTGCAATTGCTTTTTCAAGAACCAAGAATAATCGTCTGACGTTAATACGGTCAAATGCACTTGGTTTTGTTTGAGCAGTTTTATCACCGAATAGAACCACACCTTGGCCAGGAAAATTAACCACTGGATTAATTCTAGCTTTGTAAAGTATGTCTCTATCTGCTTTTAGTGGGTTGTAAGAAAGTTTAATTGCACCTCTTACATTACCGCGAGTATAACCAGCAGGTGAGAACCAAGGGTCAGCAACCGTATCTGTATGAGCACAAAGACCAGCAGTGTCACCATTTAGTGGCACAAACCGATAAACGTCATTGTACTTGTCATACATGTATTTGTATCCACTATCGAATACCATGTAAGATGATGATGGGCAAGTGTCAAATGCGTCTTTGACATTCTTAGTCATAGTTACATTACTTGTACCACCAACAGTTGCAGCCCGATACGGAGAAACAAATCCTACACAATCTCTGCGTGTTTCGCAAAGTGCAGTAATCATTGTTACATGAGTATCATGTCCAGCAACAGTGTCAGCAACAGCAGAACTTGGCCCACCCAATACTAGGTTAATGTCAAGATTTTCTGTGTCCTCAAACTTATCATACGCAAGTTCTAGTTCACCAGCAGTCACAGAATAATCATCTGTTCCACCAGTTAATGTGTCAACTACAACTCCACTCACTAATGTGTAGTCTGTTCCTGTTGCAACATCTGTACCCCAATTAGTACCAGCAGATGTGTGATCTGTCCAGTAAATAAGAGTAGACCTACGGAAAATAACATCTGCGTAATAGTTGTTGTCTCCCTGTGGAGATTTTGCAGCTGAGTTTTTTGACATAAAAGGAAATGTTTCAAGAACTGCAGCTGTTCGTTGTCCAGCAACATCAACATCAAAACCAGTAAGATCACCAGTTTTGTCGTATACTGCAACGTGAAGTTCATCTTC